TATATGGTCGTCATATGGTCGAATTGAAACATTGGATCATACACGTGGATTGAAATATGTGCAGGAATTTAAGAATAATCTTAATGTTATTGAAGATCCAGTTATTACAAAAGTTCCTAAAACTTCTAAACCATACACTAAGGTGTTATTTAAGCCGGATTATGCTCGTTTTGGTATCCAGGGTCTAGATCCGAATATGATTGCCCTGTTTAAAAAACGTCTATATGATATTGCGGCCGTTACGGACCATTCTATTAAAAATGTTAAAATGGGGTTCAATGAAATCCTTGCTCCAGTGAAAAATTTTCAACAATACGTAGATCTTTATGTTGGATCAAGGGCAGAAACAAAACGTATTTATGAGACAACCGACGAGCGTTGGGAATATGCCGTTACACTTGCACCTAATCATGAATTTACACAAGTGTCGTTTGTAAACGGTATTTGCACATTTAAAGGCGGTAAGCATGTGGATTACATCACGGGGCAAATTACCCGTAAGTTGTGTGATTATATTGAAAAGCGTAAAAAAATAAAGGTTGCGCCTTCTGCGATTAGAGAACAGATTATGGTGTTCTTGCGTTGCGATATTGTTAATCCATCATTTGATAGCCAAACCAAGGATTATATGAATACGCCTGTTGCTAAATTTGGTTCGTCATGTGTGGTTACCGATGGATTTATCGAGAAGGTAGCTAAAATGGGTGTAATGGATGTCGCTTGTTCATTGACCGAAGCAAAGGAAAACAAGATGGCTAAAAAGTCCGATGGTTCTAAAACTAAGAATGTACGCGGAATTGCTAATTTCATTGATGCTAATAATAGTGGTACTACAAAATCCGCCGAATGTACTCTCATTCTTTGCGAGGGACTTTCGGCTTTATCGGGTATTGTTTCTGGACTATCTAGCGATGATCGGAATGTGATTGGTATTTACCCTTTGAAAGGTAAGTTGCTTAATGTTCGCGGTGAGCAAATCAAGAAAATTGCCGATAATAAGGAAATCACGGATATCAAGAAAATTCTAGGATTGGAAACAGGAGGCGAATATAAGGACATAGGAGATGTTCATACGCAATTGCGATATGGTAAGATTATGATTATGACGGATCAAGATTTGGATGGTTCACATATCAAGGGTCTTTGTATCAATCTCTTTCATAGTGAATGGTCGTCACTTGTTCGTATTCCTGGGTTTATTTCCTTTATGAATACCCCTATTCTACGAGCCAAAAAAGGAGCATCTGTAAAATTGTTTTACAATGAAGGCGAATATAGTCGGTGGAAGGAAAGTTTAGGCGAAGGAGGGTTCCAAGGATGGACTATTAAATATTTTAAGGGTCTGGGTACTTCCACTTCAAGTGAATTTAAAGAATATTTTGCGAACAAGAAAATCGTTGATTTTGTACACAATGGATCTGTAAGTGATGATTGTATCGATAAGGTCTTTAATAAAAAGAGACCAGATGATAGAAAGGTATGGCTTGAAAATTACGATAAAACTTCGTATCTTGATACATCAAGTAATAATGTGAATTATGAACAATTTATCAATCGTGAAATGATCCATTTCAGTACATATGATTGTGCACGTTCTATTCCTAATATGGTAGATGGATTGAAAATTTCATTGCGAAAAATTCTATATTCTGCCTTTAAACGTAGATTGACTTCTGAAATCAAGGTTGCTCAATTCTCAGGTTATGTATCAGAACATTCTGCATATCACCACGGTGAAGCTTCGTTGAATGGGGCTATCGTAAATATGGCGCAGAATTACGTGGGATCCAATAATATCAATCTTCTCTCTCCAAATGGTCAGTTTGGTACCCGTCTACACGGTGGTGATGATAGTGCTTCTGAAAGATATATCTTTACACAGTTGAGTTCAATCACTCGTGCTATATTCCCGGAGGCGGATGATGCAGTATTGAATTATCTCGACGACGATGGTACACTTGTTGAACCCGAATTCTATGCACCAATTATCCCATTCGCATTGATTAATGGTATATCTGGTATTGGTACGGGGTTCTCTTGTAATGTTCCTGCCTTCTCTCCTATGCAAATTGTTGATTATTTAAAACTAAAGCTTAAGGGAAAAGACGTTGCGGGAGCAGGAGAATTCGCCCCTTACTATGAGGGATTTAAAGGTACAGTTAATAAAGTAGATACAAACAAGTATTTGACCAAAGGTGTTTATGAGAAAATCGATACAGACAAAATTAGGATTACCGAACTTCCTGTTGGATCGTGGACAATGTCGTATATTAGTTTTCTGGAAGGATTAGCTGATGGAACTACAGATAAATCGGGTAAAAGAGTTCCTCCTTCTATTCGTGATTTCACTTCCCTTTCCACGGAAGTCAATATTGATATTACGGTTGTGTTTCCACGTGGAAAACTTTCTGAGATCGAAGCAAAACTCGATGCTACTACCGGAATAAATGGAATAGAAAAAATGTTAAAACTCACAACAAGTGTATCCAGCACAAATATGCATATGTTTAACAGTGAATGTAAATTGAGAAAATATTTGTCGGTTGAAGAAATTATTGACGACTTTTATGAAGTGCGTCTAGGAACGTATAGTAAACGTAAGATGCATTTGATCAAGGCACTTGAGAACAAACTTGTGAAACTATCAAATCGTGCTCTATATATTCAGAAGAATTTGGACGGAACGATTGATCTAAGACGCAAGAAGGCGGATGAAGTAAATGCACTATTGACCGGTTTTCAATTCGCATTAATTGACGGTGATTTCAAATATTTGATTAAGATGCCGATGGACTCAGTTACGCAAGAAAATGTTGATAAAATTATGAAAGAAAAAGACGACGCAGAAGCGGAACTCGATATCTTGCGAAAAACCACTCTTGAGAAAATGTGGCTATCTGAATTGGATACTCTTAAAAAGGAGTATGAAAAATACAAAACCTTGCGTGAAACTATTCAGAAGGGCGGTGGAACTAAATCTGGACCTAAAAAGGTAAAAAAGCGTCTTGTTAAAAAAGAATAAACTTAATAAATATAAAATTGATTATTTAAATCGCATATTTTTATACGTTATATAAAAATATGAACAATTGTTATAAATGTTATTATCCTGTTTCGCCGGGTGGATATAAATGGAAATTAGACCTAAATGATATACAATGTATGTGTAATAATTGTTTGGATAGTATGAATATTCAAGATAATCATGTTTATAACAATAATGATATACTCTTCTTAACTGGTAAATGTGGTATATGTGAAACTATAATTACTTGTTATTCACAACCTAATTATCAGATTGAAACAATTATTAATGATAATAAGAAAGAATATTATGAATGCTGTAGATACTGTTACATTAAAGAAGATACTACGCGAATAACTAATTTTAAATACGCAGTAGTAGTTTGGTATAATAAACCCTTTGTTTTGAATACGGATACTAAATCGAATGAAAAAAAACTAAAAAGACTTAGACGCGCATCATTTGTCCGGATATAAAATAATCCTAAATACGAACAATAAAATATAGGTAATCGACCGGTAGAATGTAAAAATTTATTACTCAATCTAATATTTTGTATTTTTTTATTTATATACGAAATATATAAAAAGAATGTACTTGGCGTGTCTATTATGTATATTCAATAAAAAGAGAAATGATGAAACATACCGGAAAAAAAAACAAGAAGAAGATATTAAAAGAAAAGAAATATCAATTAAAAGAGCAAAACTTCTCCCTTTCGCGTATCAGCATATGTAATAAAAAATTCCAATAAATATACATTTTAATAGTAACTTAATCCATTTTTTCTTTTTTTGATAATTTACTATTCGTCTCTCTATACATAACATGGTCTATATATTTTGATGCTAACAATAATTTATTGATATTTACACCAGTTTCTATACCGGATTGGTTCAACATATCTACAACGTCTTCAGTTGCTACATTACCATTAGAACCCGAACCGGCATAAGGACATCCACCTAATCCGGAAATGGAGCTATCAATTACACGAATACCATAGTCTAATGCTACTTTTATATTTTCCAATGCACGTCCATTCGTATCATGGAAATGAGCCGCCAATACATTGGGTGATATCTTCTTCTGTTTTATTAAACAATCGAGTAGATCACGTGTTGTATCTGGACATCCTGCACCTATTGTATCACCCAAACTTACTTCGTAACAACCCATATCTATCATATGTTTTGTTACTCTTGCTACATTAATTGGATCAACTGGTCCTTCAAATGGGCAACCTAATACACAGCTCACATATCCTCGAACTCGAATGCCTTGCTCCAATGCGGTTTTCACAACTGGCTCAAATCTTTCAATTGATTCATCCACAGAACAATTTATATTTCTCGTGGAAAATTCTTCTGATGCAGACCCAAATATGGCCACTTCATTTATTCCACCATAATTAATAGCACTATAAAGTCCCTTTAAATTAGGGGTTAAAACTGAATAGGAGATACCATCAGTTTTCAAACGTTTTGATCCATCTTTGTATTTTTGATGTTTAATATAACTGCATAACTTATGTGTGTCTTGCATTTGCGGAACCCAAATAGGTGAAACAAATGATCCTATCTCAATCGATTTCAATCCACTATTACTCAAACGGTTCAATAATTCGATTTTCACATTCACTGGAACAATTTGCTTTTCATTTTGCAAACCATCCCTTAACCCCACCTCCACAATCTTGACCTTATTTGATAGGTTTTTCATAATTCTTTTCATGTTTAATATTATCATATTAAATTAAATATGAAATGTCTTCAATTTTATCTCTTTTTTTATAATTTATCTAGAACCAAAGTATCGCCTTCAAATAAATTTAAAAGATATATTTCGGTTTTGTCTAAAAATAATACGTCGTCTTGCTCGTTTTTTTGTAAATTCTCTTCGTCCAGTATTTTACCAATAAAAAAACGACAATGATATATATCGTCATTGTTTGATTGGTGTATTTCCTTTTCTATTTCAATATGTAAATTTAGTTCTTCTATCCATTCGCGTTTCAAACATTCGCGAATACTTTCATTTTCTTCTTTTTGTCCTCCAGGAAATTCCCATTTACCTGGATGGTTTTCATTTGTCCCCATTCTTTTTCCCATTAAAATTTTACCTTCTTTATTATACATTACACCACACGCTACTTCGATCATTATAGTATCTCTGTGTATTATAACTTTATACATTTTTTGTATAATTATTTATTTTTTGTATATTCCGGTTGAAAATAAATTAGTACTCGTAGTACTACGTACCATTTTTGGTTTTGAATATTCAAATTCATCTTCTTTACATTCTATCTCTTTCGGTTTCCATTTTTCTAATTCTTTTAATTTTTCTTTCCAATATAAACAATTTGTATATCCGTGAACACGATAACGTTTTGAAAATGTTTTAAAAGGGTCTTCTCCCCGATTATAACACTCATTTGGAATGCCGTTTTTTAATTGTATACTACATTGTTCGTACGCCCCTGTGCATTTTCTATTCAAATAATACTCTAATTGATATTTTAGGATGTATTTATCGTATGTAGCACTAAACAAATCTATAATCGTATCCTCTTGATAAATTTTTTCGGTTATACACATATTTTCAGCACATAATCTATCCACACTATATACACCGAACCCTCCTTCATTACGATATTTCGAATATAATTGAGTAATTCTTTCTTTCGACATTTATATCATTTTTTACGTACTGTATAGGTCTAAAATAGGCGTTTCAATTTTATATACAATTACACTGACTAAAAAAAGAAGATGAGACAAATAAACTTAAATATAATAATAATAATAATATTATATTATGGCACAGAACAATATTTCGAATACCAATCAAATTGTTAAAAACCCACCAGATGAAAGTGTATTTAAAGAATCTATTAAAAGTGGGGCGAAAATACTCTCAAAAAATGATTTTTTTCAAGATTTCATTGGATTAATGCAAAACATTGAGTTTGATAATTTCTACAATAAATATTTTAAGAATTGGTCTGATATTCAAACAATGCTGTTCTATATGAAATTATATAAAGCAGTCGAATATGGATATAAGGATAAATTTAAAAAATCAATTGAACCTGAATTAATGACCTTTATATTGCATAAAATTATGACTGATACTACATTACGAAGATCAGCCGTTCAAATTTTTAATAGTTTCAAAGAATCATCTATTACTGATAAAGAAATATTCTGTAAATTATTAGATTATAATGCTCTATCTAGTGAAAAACTAACAATACAAAATTAATGTGTACCATTATATTCCTTTGTTTGTCGTGTTAAAAACATTCTTCCTTCGTGGAAAAGTGTTAATGATACAATCGCCTTTGCTAATCCAATTCCCTGACCCCTAAACACTCCTTTCATACCATTTTGAGCCATATCTTTACTTAATTCTTTACACGCCTCCATTGTACCAATGCTTTTCCCAGACATTGAACTAGTTTGCATGATTACTTCTAATCTCGATAAAGGGTTTGTTACGAAAACATATATCGGACTAACAATAGATGATGATATGAGATTACACGCAGATTGACCTAAAGACGAGTTTGTACCAATGTATGTTTCCACTTTTTTTTGTAATTTAGGTTGACCAACTAAACCTAAAATAGCACTCGCGAATGAATGTCCCATTAATGGATAAGTTCCTCGAAACAATGGTTTATAATTATGTCGTCCGGCCTCTTTTACTATTTCCATAACAGGTCTTTCTTTTCCTGTCGTTTTCATATCAGCCCGTTGTTGTTTTTCTATCATACGAACTGGATTAATAAAAGGTGCCGATAATATTGATGCAGTTGTAGCCGCCATTACACCTGGTTCTCCTGTATTTCCGGTTATTGTGGTATATCCTAACAAAATACCAAACTTGGGTACACGCTTAAACAACACACCTACCATACGAGGGTTTAACCCAGATAATGATGCACCCATAGGTGATTTATAAAAAACCGACCGAGCTTCTTTGATTGCTACTTCTGGTTTTACTAATTC